TGATCGAGTTTACTATCATTCTCGATGCAGTGTGTGTATACGCAAAAACAAAAAACTCAAACCACCAGTGCCACGCTGGCAAAGTGGGGGCTACAAAAAAAAATCACAATGTGATCGTTGCGGATTCCGAGCAAGATTTACCAGTCAGCTGCTGGTGTATCATGTGGATGGAGATCTCAACAATACCGCATTGAGGAACTTGAGAACAGTTTGTAGAAACTGTGTGGAGGAAATTGCCCGAACAGAAATTACTTGGCGGGCGGGTGATCTTGAACCAGACGCTTAACTAGACACAAGTTTTTTGACCTGCTGATACAAGTCGTCTAGGGTGCCATTGTTGTCTAACACCACATCAAACTTTGTGCCTACCCAGGCAGTTTCTGAGTCATGCACCCCCAACTGTGCCAGTCGGCGACCGCTGAGTGACCAGGTGGAATTGCCGTCAGGACCACGGTTACGACTCACAGCCGCATCGTACCACTCAGGTTCGGGACCGCGCACCACACGCACCACCAGGCCACCAGCTTTTTTAATGGCAGCAATTTCGTTGGGGAATCTGCAGTCGCTTATGACCACATCATCCCTGCTGTTGCGCAGTTTGTTTTCCAGGCTTGCAATCCAGATGTCATCATGGAATCCGTTGCGGCATACTTCAGTACCCCAGTTTTGCAAAACCCAACGTGGTGTTAGGTGTGGTATGCTCAGGCGTTGTGCCCACCACGGATCCACTTGCTCACGCCATTCACGGGCCATTTTTGTGCGTCCTTCCAGCATGGTTCTGTCCCAGCCAAACACCTGTGCCACAGCGTCTTTTAGTGTGTTGGCAAAACTTTCACGTCGGAAGTGATGTAGATTCACAAGATAGTCTGCAATGGTGTCTTTGCCCGAGCCAATAAATCCACAAATTCCAATGATCATGCCAGTTCCTTGATATTCAAATGAGCCAAGGTTGCTTGTAGCATGTCAATTTGTCTGCGGCAGTCTTCCAGCGCATGATGGCTGGTGGCCGGCTTGGGCAACCCTGGATACAGCTTATATACCGTTCGTGCATCACAGATCTTATAATATTGCCAAGGCAGGGGTTTACCATAACTTTTGTAGGCATGTTCAAGTATGTTGGCATCGTAGGTGGGACCGTTCATCCAGATACGATTGCACTTCCAGCATAACTTGTGCAGTTCATCCAAGGCCTGGTCCAGTGGGATACGACCCACCTCATTGAAAGCTTCATCCCGTGCGGCTGCAGGTTGTGAGGCCCACCAGTTGATAGTGCCTTGTTCAATGGTACGGTTCTCTTGGCTTTCAAAATCAACTCTAGCATAGTATTTGTGCTGGTAGTAGCCGGTGCCAAAAGGATCAAATGCCTGCGCCGCAATGGTTAAAATTGTGGTTTCAGGGCCTGTTGCCAAACCTTCGATGTCGATCATTAAGTCCATGCTGTATTATAGCAGGCATTTAAATGCTAGTCAACTATTGCCAGGCGGTTGCATATCTAATTTAGGTATAACAAATTGTTCAAACCATGCATGCATAGCATCAGATGTTGGATGAAACTGATCAGTGTCTAATAAATTTTGATTTTTTGACCATTCAAATGGAGTATTTTGCGTGTCCAACTGGTTCCACAAAATTAAATTATAATACTGAGACTTTGGTGATATCTTGCCCAGTGTATGTTCCAACGGTTTATCAAACAAAATATCTGTATACTCTGAATAATCAGCATGCACATCGTATATAAAATTACTGTAGTAGGGAATATTTTGCGTCTTTAAGATTGCCAACGTTCCAGTAATATCCAACAGTGATAAATCAGTGAAATGCTCTGGTGTTCCCCCTAAATGCTGGCTTTTAAAATAATCAATCAGAATTTTTGGAGTGGGCGGGTAAAACCCCTCACAGCTGAATCCACCACTGTGATACCAATATTGATCTTGTATTTTCCGAAATGATACTTCTGCTCCGTAGGCATTGTGCCAGTCTGCTGGCATTGGTACGTCAATACGATTGATGCCAGACCAAAGAACTACAATTGCATCTGGTTTTACCTGTGCCAAATGATGTAACACAGCAGCGGCTATGGCCCGGTTACCTGATCCTGCAGAAGCGTCTATAAAAAATCTTACCCCTGGATGTAATTTTAACAATCGCAGTCTGTTCAAAAGTCCAACAAAACTACATCCAATTACAGATATATTCATCATCCAATAACGAATGTAAGAGGCTGTGAACCATCCACGTACATTTTGAGTTGTTCGATTAGACCATCCATTTGCGCTTGAGCTTCTGATTTCATGGCCGCACCGTTTAGGGTGCCGCCGCCTTGTGGCCCGGCGATAGTGCCAAATTTCTCACGTGCTTCGCCGATTATCATTTTGCAGTTGGCCACCATGTAGTCCTTGATCCACTGCTGTATTTGGTGATCACTCAGCAGATTGAATTCAGGCTTCAAGTTGTAGGTCCACAACAACACAGTTTCGCCTGATCCTTTGGGATCGCGGATCAATTGCAGTTTCTTTGTGACTGGGTTCCAAGTGTAGTTCATGTAGGCACCAAACATGCGCCCTGCTAGTTCAATGTACTGACTGTAGAAGTCATAAGTGGCTAGACCACCTGCCACGTTGAAGTTCATTAGATAAACATTGATACTTGCCTGTGCAAATGGATCAAAGTTACTTGCAAACGGTCCTGAACTGTCGCCAAATGTTCTGCGGAATATTTGACGCACACTTATGACTTCCTGGGGCAGTTCGTAGATGTTGACATCTGTGACCAACTGCATGAAACTGTAACTTTCCTCATAGGCATTGTTGGCACGTTGGCGGTAAGTGCCAATGGTTTTTTGATAAGCCGCTTCGTAGTGTGAAGGGTCTAGTTCTAGGTCAATGATATCACCACCTAACTGAAGCTTGACATACTCGATCAAGTTTTGCTTGAGTGTGGGCAGTGATTGTTGTTGCTGTTCTGGCATGTGGGACTCCAAGTCCCTGTATTTATTGTTTAGATTGTATCCAACCTTGCAGTTTTTCGGCAATAAGTTCGTGCCCTGCCTGATTGGGGTGTGCAAAATTGGGACGAATAAATTGATTGTTTTGCACATTGATCAGGTGTTCGCCATTGTGGTCACTGGCCCCAAACCAGTCAGCCACTGTTTCTCGGCCTTGGGCCCACACTCGATCTAAATCAACTCCAGGCAGCCATTGCTCATAACGTACCCACCCAGCAAAGTAAAAATCTCGGATTTTGAATGTGTCACACCATTTTTGCAAAGCACTTACTGTCATGCTACTGCGCATGATTTCGTGTTCACGAGTGTGGAAATGTGTGTAAATTTGTTTGCTGTGGGTATCAACGTTGGCCCAACTAAGAAATCTAGGAAAGTGTGCAGTTCTAGCAGGATTGGTCAAAAAGAAAATAGCAGTCACTGAGTTTTGGCTGTTGTGAATTTCAAGATATTTTTGCAGTTGATACAGCATGTCCTCGTTGCTGGCACCACCTGATCCGTAGTTGTAAAACTGATCAAACTGCATGGTGTCCTGAAGTATTTCCCCGTAGCGACGACCATTGCCCAGTTCAGCACCTTCGGGCCAACTGTCTCCTAAAGTTAATAAAATCTTACTCATTCAAACTGCCCAATGGATCCATGTTTTTTGTTGACAGCATAAATTTTTTCATTTGGTTGATTATTGTGTGTTGGACAAAATTTACACTGTGGAATAACATCATCAATGTGTGATAAAAATTCTCGGCCTCGAGTTTCAAACTCGTCTGCTGACAATGCCAAATAACTGTTGAGCAGGAGTCGATCTTGGTCAGAGATATCAAAAGTGTGTTGTTGGTCAAACTCCGGAAACAGGGCCACTGGGCCGCATTTGTACAATTTGGCGCGAATAAAATGATAACATTTGAACCGAGCAAATCCACACTCTCGATGCGCTTGAACAGCGTCATTGTTGAACAAGGCAAATTTCCCATCAGGCGTTTTTTGTACTGCTGCACGATAAAAACTATCATATTCCCATACACATATTCTCATACCGTATTGATCAACAAATGCATGATCGCCGCCACGAGTAAATGCATTGTTGACATTGCGTGGATCACTTTGATGTACATAAGTTATCTTGCCTCGAAGAAATTTACGTATTTCATCAAAGCATCTTTCACGATCATTTTCATTGTGCAAACTTATACCAATCCAGTTTTTGATCCAACTTTGTCCAGGCACTGAAAATTTTACCAGTCGATCGTATAAATCTGGCACATGATTTAGGCGAGTGCCGTTGCTGAGTATTTGAACTGGTTTTTGCCAAAATTGATTGATACCGTCTACCCAGTCACAAATTGTGGGATTCAACAACGGCTCGCCGCCAAGTATGGTCACACGCTGTAAACGCACATGCTTGGACCATTGCTGATATTGTGATTCATAATCGCTCCAACGTTGCCATCCTTTGAAGTCGTGGTCATTGAATCGGTTGCAATTTTTACACGTTAGATTGCAAACATTGGTGATATAAAATTCTATGTTGGGAACAAGAACACGAGGATCTTGTGGATCCTCGTCTGTAATATTACGCATGTACCTATTTACCAGGCTTTTAGGATGACTAGGTTCTCAGTTCCGCGTCCATTGAACGCTGTTTCTGTTGTGGTCAAGTCTTTGTAGATCTTACGTGCCGCTGGCTTGCCTGCCGCTTGCACTGCTCGCACAACATCTGCTGGCTTGCGCACAGTTTTCTGCATGGTCTCAATGGTGCTGAACCCAATGATGCTGTTGCTTTTCACAGTGAATGCCTGTGTGTGGCTGTCAGCCACAAGGTGGATCAACTTGCGCTTCTTGGTGTCATACAACCAGGCTTCGGCTTTGTCCACCAAACTTGCGGCTGGCAACCCTTTGAGCTTGAGCTCCACAAAGTCCATCAGCACTTTGAACTTTGCGGCACGTTTTTCTGGGCTCACCGACTTGACCTTGCGTGGCTTGCGTTCTACTTTCTTGATCTGCACATACGCACCACAGTCATTGATCACTGCTTCGCAAAACTTCACAAGATTGCGCATTTGAATTTTGCTGAAGTTGCCGTAGCCTTCAACCAATTGTGCATCCTTGCCCTCAATTGCTGTTTCAAACTCCGCCAGTTTGCGTTTCCACAAGTTGGCAATGTCTGAAATCATTTGCGGTGCTACATTTAGTCCACGGATTACCATGATTGGCTTGTAGTCTGCACTCATCTTGGCGCCTGCTGTCACAAACTCATCAAACATGCCGTCCAGCTCACCAGCACATTCACTCACCTTTTCACGCAAACGGTCTTGAATGTTGGGCTTGGCCACCACGGGTACGGCTTCTGCTACCACCACTTCGGGTTCACGTGCAGTTAATATTTCTTGGATATAGCCTTCCAACCGAACTGTCTCAGTATCTGTAAGTTCCAAGCCCACCATGCTCATGCGGCACAGCCATGCTGTGGTCAGTCGAACTGCCGAATCAGGCACGCCTTTCAATGCACGAACATCTGCTTTGCGTCCGTTGTGCTCTAAATAAGCCACCAGCATTTCACGTGCATCTTTTTTGCCATAAAAGTAATTGTACCATGAGAAGGCAGCACTGAGTTGACTGGTGCGATCGTCTGTGGGTTGCACACGCCATGTGGGTTCCAGTCCTGTGTATTTGGTGTCGGGACTGCGAGGGTTCAGTGGCTTGACAGCGGCTCGTGTTGCGTTCATTGGGGCTCCTGTAGATTATATGTAATTATAGCAGAATGGCAATTGTTGGTCAACCCAAAGCCCTTTCGGGCTCAGGGTTTTAGAACACATGCCCTTTAAATTGCTCGTAATCGTAAAATGCAACCAAAGTATTACCACGGAAAAACACTGTGAGCCCACCCAAGTCCTCGCGCACATCTGCCCCGGTAGTCTCTGCAATAAAGTCCGTGGCACGAGTCTCAAGTGCTTCCATCAAGTCATCGCCGGTGGCTTCAAAACTGGCCAGAGCCTCGGCTTCATAATTGATACTGTAGTTTGGTGCTACACTGTTGATCATCTCGCTGTGCAAATCGGTAACTAAATCGCTCATCTCTGGCTCCTTTGTTGTTAAGTCCGTATTATAGCATTAGGGCAATTATTGGTCAACCCGTGCAAAGGTAAACCCAAAGTACTATAAATATAACATGCCAAGATTAAGTATGTACCGGCCTAACCGGACCCGAGATTATCAATTTTTAGATCGCACCATACGCGAGCAATACACTGTGGGTGGACTGGATATCTACATCCATCGCTACATGGGACCAGAAGCCGGTGGAGCAGATTCAGCCTTGAGTGGCAATTTTGATGCCACACAGCCCACATATG